ATAGCGCATAAAGATATGTTATTCACGCGAATGGAAAATTTGGGGTTTACTTTAACACTGTGGGAAGATCTTAAAGGGAACCCGGTTTCGGATTTGTATAGTAAATTTAGGTTTGTGTATAAGAAATGATTAATTATTATTATTTTTAACATTAAAGCTTTCTATTTTGTTCTTTAATTTTGCTCGTCCAGTGTTATGAACTTTAGATACAGTCATAAAAAAATTATTATTAATTTTATAAAGGTTTTTGGCTTCTTTAATCGCGATATTCCTTGCTTTTTGGGCCTTGGCCCTTTGTGTTTGTCGTTTGTTTATCAAGTTCTCCGCGCGACGAGTTAATACTTTCTGTTTATTGTTATAAGCTTTTAAACTCGACCTTGCTACATTCATTTTGTTAGTTTCGGTTTTTGTGTTGGGTTTTGTATTAACTTTTCGCGCGATATTTTCGCGGATTTTTGGTGGTAAACGAGGTAAATTTTTTCGTTTAACAGTTACAGTGGACAATTGGTTCGTATAATATTTATAATTTATAAATTTAGTATTAGTGTTTTTCCAAATATTTAATCCATTCTTTCTAAGTTCTGACGATATACCTTTAAGTCCTGGGTTCCGTCGCAAATTAAGCTTTGAGAGTTTGGGAAGGTCTTCGATCTCTTTTGGTATAGAGGTTAATTTATTATCGCCAAAATTAAGTTCTTTAAGGTTTTTACAAAGACCAATCTCTTTTGGTATCGATGTTAATTTATTATCACCAAAATTAAGTTCTTCAAGATTTTTAAGAAGACCGATCTCTTTTGGTATCGATGTTATTCTATTCCCACCAAAATTAAGTACTTTAAGGTTTTTACAAAGACTGATCTCTTTTGGTAACGATGTTAATTTATTATCGTCAAAACTAAGTTTTTCGAGTTTTTTAAGGTTACCGATCTCTTTTGGTAACGATTCCATCATATTATCGTCCAAATCAATTTTCTTAAGGTTTTTACAAAGACCGATCTCTTTTGGTAAAGTACGTAGCTTATTACCCTCTAATTTAAGTTCTTCGAGATTTTTAAGGTTACCGATTTGTGGTGGTAACGATTCTAAATTACCCATCGACAAATTAAGTTCCTTAAGGTTTTTAAGGTTACCGATCTCTTTTGGTAGCCAGGTAAATTTATGCTTTCGTATATATAATGATTCGAGTCGTGTAAATAAAGCAATTTCTCTTGGTAAATTAGTATAGTAGGTACGCAAAATCCCTGAACTCCTATAACCAGATTTAACAATCCACTTAGCATTTTTATTAACACTGGTAAGGTTAAAAGGAACAGGATCATTAAGTCTTCGCCTGACTCGACGATTGGTATCTTCATAACGATTGTTAACTCTGGAGTTATTGGAGGTACTCATATACATTTACCTATTATTATTATTATTGACATTGGTACGTCTACTCTGAGCGGCGTTACCCGCCTTTTTTCTTATGTTATTTCGTAAAAGGTTTTTCTTGGATCGGGGAGGACTTGAGAGAGGTCTTCCTCTTACAAACGTGACGAATTTTATGTTTTTTCTAAGTAGTGGTTGTCGTGTAAATGGATTTACAACGACATTTGTGTTTGGTTCAAGATCGTATAAAGCGTTAATATTAGTAATTTTAGTAAGTGAGTTTTTCGTTTTTATCCAGTTTAGAAGTGATTTTTCGTTTAAAAACTTGTTGTGTCCTAGGTATACGGCACTATTACCGTTCTCAAAAGTTTTCCCAGATATAAAATCTTCCTGTCGTTTAACTTTTAGGATTTCCATTATACGTACTATACTTCCAACAAACTTTGTCGAATTATTCTTAATAATTCTTAAATTATGACGTCCCAAACCAATAAATTCTCTTGGTATGGTTTTAAGGTTTGGGTTATGACTCAAATCAATTTTCTTTAGATTATGAAGGTGAATAATAGATTGTGGTATCGAGGTTAATTTATTACGTTTCAAATTTAAATACTCTAAATTTTCAAGGAGATTAATGTATGATGGTATCGAGGTTAATTTATTATTTTCCAAATCAAGATCTTCAAGATTTGTACAAAGACCGATCTGATTTGGTATCGAGGTTAATTTATTATTTTCTAAGTAAAGTCCTTTAAGTTTTGTAAGTAAACCAATACTTTTTGGTATCGAGGTTAATTTATTATTGCTCACATCAATTTCTCTAAGTTTTGTAAGGAGACCAATAGACGACGGTAATTTGGTTAAGTTTCTTCCCTCTAAATAAAGACCTACAATATTCATGTTCGTAACACCGAGGTTACGAAGTTGCTCAGGAACATTAAGTCTTCGTCTGACTCGGCGATTGGTAGACCTGGAGTTATTGTTATTACTCATATACATTAACCTATTATTTTTCTTAGTATAGTATATAAAAGGTAAAATGTCCAGGCCTAATAATGTTCAAAAAATAAACCGTAATCAAGTTTCTAAAATAAGAGCTAGGGAAGCTGTAGTTCGCGAAAGAATTAAAACACTTATGGGAAAGGAAGCCAAATTGGCGAATAAATTAAATGCTGTTCAAGAGGAAATTGAACAATTAAGAGATGAAGGTGCATTTATGACTAACTTGAAACAGAAGTTACTTAAAAAATTAAAAAATAATAATAATAATAAATAATCTCATTTATGTAGTGTGTATTTTTATGTATGTTTATGATAAGATGATAGCCGCTTTACTCCTCCTTATCATAAATATACTCATATTCATCAATACGAAAGAACCAGAAGAGTTAACCGAGGTTCGCGAAAAATATCGAATTCTCAGAGAACATATCGGGGAAACTAATAACGAAAAGTTTGCCGTTTTGCGTAATGAAATACCAATAACAGCACACATACGTTTACGTGGTGCCATAGGATACAATTCAAACAAGGGAAATGAAATAGGGTTATGTATAGATGGTGATTCAAATGAGATTTTCCACGTTCTTCTACACGAACTCGCACACTCTACCGTAGATGAATATTCACATAGTAAAGAATTCTGGAGTAATTTTAAGGAACTCAGAGGTATATGCGTCAAGTTAGGAATATATCAGGAGATACCAAAAAGAACTGAATTTTGTGGTAAACACGTCCAGGATAAATAATCTATGCTTAAATTAATATAAAATGTCAGAAGCAACCACAAAAGATTTTGTATATTTGGTTATACTTTGGAATGGTATTCTTTCCTTATCAGCACTTCCACTTTTCGTCGAAAACCCATGGGCTATAATTTTTCTATTAACGTTCTTAATACCCAATCTTCTTGGCTATATACCAAGAGGTGGTGAATTTTGGGGACGTATGGCTTTGGACGTTCCATTCATGCTCTTATCGACGGGTGTTGCTTGGGGTTTCTCTGCGGCTCTTGCCCAAATTTCTGGAAAGGTCAAAGATTCGTTCAAAAATTACGGTAAAACTACACGAAGTACAGGGACTGTTATTGGAGTTCGTGGAGCAGGTTTACTACTTGGATTTATAACATCTTACATTGTTTTAGGAAACGAAAAAATGTATTCACATTTCAATAATGCTGTTAACAATGTTTAAGCATACTTTCTAATAATATAAAATGCAACTGCGGCGACTGCACCAGTTGCTGCTAAACCAACCATACTTCTATTCCCGTGATCGTTAAGATACTGAGGCACGAAGTTTGCGAGTTTTTCTTGAACTGGCTTACTAATTGCTATTGCAGTACACGCAGCGACGACGAGAGCTTGAAATTGGTCATCAGTTAAATTAAATGGGTTATCGTTTTTAGTCGCCTTCGTTTCTGTCTTCTGTCCGACAGGTTGTTGTGCAATCATCATAGGCGCTTGCATTTGAGATTGATTCATTCGTGGGTCTTGTGCCATCATTGGTGGTTCAAGGGGGGATTCTGGTTGACCCATAATATCAGAAATAGGTGTAGAGTCCATAGTACTTTGTTTAAAATCAATATTTTTTTCAGGTGAAAAACTCTGCGTCTGTTGTTGTATCGGAGGTGGAGGCTGCTGCGCATTTGGTATGAAATTTGTAGATTGGTTATTGTTTAAATTAACCATTCCATCGCCAGTATCGGATAAATTCATGGTAGAAATGTCTGTCGCCATATATGTAATACAAATGTTTTTCGTTTTTATTGTTTACGCATCCTGGTATTATTTTTTTAAAGTATACTTTGGGTATAAACACCCAAACGCTTTTATAATTCTAGGTAAATCATTCAATTCGTCGTAATCACACATGTCGTGATCTATAAAAATGGTTTTTGTGTCATGACACACGTCCACTAATAGTCGATACCCATCATCTTTATAATTTGGTTCACCTATAGATCGATGTATATCCATATTAAGTTCGTTATAAATTGGATATACCCTTTCAATATTTTTGGTATAAGCGTATGGGTTTAAAGTTGTGTACATTCTTTTAACGAGTGTTCTTATCATTTCTTCTTAATAACTTTTAATGCCGTCGTTTTTTTAACTGCATTTCTATCACCGGTTTTTATGTTACCGTGTCTTGGGTTAAACATCTTTTTATGTGTTTGCCAATATTGCGGTGCACCCACTTTAAAGTTTTTACGTAAAGTTGCCTTGTACCAAAAAACACAATCTTCTATTTTATTACTCTTTGATGTATTATCTAAAACTAAACACTCGTAATTTTCTGTACACGAATCCATGACTTTATTGAACATTTCGAACGTTGGAAAAATACCAAAGAACGATTTATACAACTTCTCTCTATTTTGTATAATGTTTTCGCGAAGAATAAATACGTAATCAACGTTTGCCCTGAGTGCTGGTGGGAGATCCATACAGTATTGCATGGTTAACATGAAAAATATCTTCCAGTGTCTCCCATTCATAAAACACTGTCTAATACACGTATCTTTCATGAATTTAGCATCGTACATACAATCGTCTAAAAGAAGAAACGCACCACAATTTTGTTTTCCGCTACCTACTAATTTCCTTTGTCTTTCCATAACACGTTCTATAGCTTCTCTATCGTAATCGCCGTATATGAAAAGATCGGGTACATATTTCTGATAGTAATGGTTTCCTTCTTCGGTTGCTGATAGAACTATTCCTGCTGGTAAATGTTTTTTATGGTATAGAATGTCCGTAACCAACGTTGATTTACCTGTATTACGTTTTCCGATAAAAACACATACTTTATCATCGGCCATACTTTCAGGCTTGAATTTTCGAAGTTGAAGATTCATTTAATGTACTGTTTCGTTTTTATTTATAAAATTTTACTCACATAGAGTAAGAATGGCTGGTCGACTAAACCTCGCTGTCACAGGAATCCAGGACCAGTGGCTTACTGGTAAACCCGAGTTTTCATATTTCCTGATGAATTTTAAAAGACATACTAAATTTTCAATAGAAGCAATAGAAACACCATTTGATGGAGACGTTGATTTTGATACAACTTTAGAGTGTCGTATACCTAGTAATAAAGGCGACCTTATTCGGAGTATGATGCTTAAATTTACTTTACCCCAACCCACTGGTACACCAGGTTCTGGTAAAGATTTGAGGTATATTAAATCCATAGGTTCCAAAATAATTCAACACGCTGATTTACTTATAGGTGGACAAACCATAGAGAGGATAACAGGTGATTATATATACATGTATGACCAATTACACAATAATAAAGACGATCTCGATCAAACGCTTTATTTTTTGGGAGGACACGACAATTATATAGCTGTATCATCGGATTGGGATTATAATGTTTTTTTACCTTTTTACTTTTTTAGACACCCAAGTTTAGCAATACCTGTATTTGCTCTCACTAAACAACAAGTAGAAATTCGTATCAAATTCAAAAAACTAAAGGATATAACAGTTTCATACACTACTGCAACTGGTGCAATTGCAGATCCACCATCCGATGTGGTTTCGTCCATAAAAAAACCATCTCTCATAACGGATTTCTTTTTTATTACCGAATACGAAAGAGATTTTATAATGACACGACCTATCGAATATATAATAACACAAGTTCAAATGTCGAAGTTTAAGATGAAAGCTGGTGAATCTAAAAAATCTATCATGCTCAAATTTAAGGGTCCTGTAAAAGAGATGTTGTTTATGGCGGTTAGCGACGATGTATACAAATACAATCCAATAAAACACGTCTCAATGAAATTCAATAATAATACAATCATTGATGCAGATAATTTAATGTTAAGTTATGAACAACCTTTGAAATATTACACGGGCGTTACAAATAACAATTTCGGTGTGTATAGTTTTTCGTTAAAACCAGAGACGTACTATCCAACAGGACAGGTTAACATGAGTAGAATCGCACATAACCTTTTAGAAGTCGAACTCGATGAACCTGACGCTACTTTTGAACATACGGTATATGTATACGGTGTAAGTTATAATGTTTTACGTGTTCATAGCGGACTTGGTGGTTTAAAATTTTAGTCATATATAATAGTAATGGCTGGAAGACTTCAATTAGAAACAACTGGCCCACAGGACGCCTTTTTTACGGATGATCCAGAATATACATACTTCGTAAAAAATTTTCAAAAACACGCTAATTATGCCTCTTTCTTTGAGGATTTAGACGTAAAAGGTGATATAGATTTCGGAAACGAAGTTCGGTGTATTATTCCACAAAACCAGGGTGATCTTTTAAAAACTGTGAGTATGAAAGTTGAATTATCGGCTATAGATCAAACTCTTAAGAATTCTATAACAAATGCAACTGGTATAGGATACAATGAATCGATAGGGCACCAAATGATTGAATACGTGGAGTTATTGATAGGTGGTGAAGTTATTCAAAGACTTACGAGTGATATTATACACATTTATTCCGAGCAATACGTTACACAAACAAAACAAACGAACTTATCTAAACTTATAGGTAAACCACCGGAAGAATATTCAGGTACATCGGTTATGAAAGTCGCACTAGGACACTATCTTGGTAATGCAATTTCCGATAAAAAGTATTTTGTAGATATACCTTTTTATTTTCACAATAACCCCGAACTTGCTATACCACTTCATGCAATTGATAAACAGGAAATTGAGGTTGTTATAAAACTCCGAGATGTTGATAAGTGTATTCACGCGACGAGAAGTGATTTTTCTAATTTTATACATTATACTGGTTTAAAACCTAAAAACTTGATAAAAAGTTTAAAATTGAACGTCGAAATGGTTTGTTTGGATGTCGAAGAAAAGGAAAAAATGCTAAGTTCAGCAACAGATTATTTAATAACTCAAGTTCAAGAGAGTAAAGAACAAATCCCACAAAGTCCGAACGTTAAACCTGTAGTATTGAAACATAGACTTAATTTCAAGAACCCTGTCAAAGAACTTTACTTTATCATACAAGAAAAGAGAAATAGTGCTGTCGGATTACATTTTGCAACACCACTCGATTACGATCACGCTGAACGAACACTTAATAGCGAATATATAAATTACGAACATTTACGTAATCTCGAACTAAAATTAGATGAAAGAGACGTATTGGATGGTGCTTCTGGTGAAATTATAAGCTTACGTGCAGTTCAAAGTG